CACAATCTTCAGGTAAATCAGTTCCTGGAACAGTTGCATTAGCAACTCTTGCCGGAATACCTGAAATCTTCGTTGGCGATAAAGGTGAAGGTGGCGGTGCGGTTACACAAGGAATATTAAATGCTGTACTCGGTGATAATGCAGGTGATAAATATAGAGAAGCAAGAGATGCTTATGGACCAACAGAACTTACAAGATATATACAAGAAAAAAATAAAGGTAATCCTATAAACCTAGGTACTGGGTTGATGCCTAACTCTGTAAATTTAAAAGAAACACAAGAATATTTAAATGCAATTCGTGCAGGAGCTACTCAACAAGTAGCTTATAACAAAGCTAAATCTGTTTATGGTAAAGATATTACAAATGCTTTTGACCAAGCAGAAGATAGATTTAAATATACAACAGGTCGTGGAGAGAAAATAAATATATCTCCTGGAAGATTGATTGCATCTACAGTAACTAATCCAGGAAGTACAGGATACAGTGTTATATCAGGAGTTATTGATGGTGTCTTTCGTGTAGCTGCTGACCCTATGAACCTAGCTTTAATGTATGGTTCAGGTGTTAAGACAGCTATGAGAGGTTTATTAAATGCAAATCAACAAGCAGCTAAGTCAACTGCAAAAGGTTTAAAGAATATAAATTTTTGGAAAGGATTTTTACCAGGTAAAACAGGTAAAGAAAACAGAGCTTTGTATTATGGAAAATCTGTTGATGATGTTAAAAATTCTCAATGGGGTAAAGATTTTGGAAAAGCAATAGCAGATTTACAAGGAGATGAAGGATTAGCTTTTTTACGAGATATAAAAGAATTTGATAGATTACCTGTATCAGTATTACAAGTACTTACAGAAGTTGATGACCCATTGCATGTGTGGACAATATTAGATACAGTTGCTAAAGGTGGAAGACTAACAGACCAAAACTATGATGACATCTTTAATGTCATAAAAGAATATGTACCTGATGGAAGAAAAATAGAATTAGATAGAGTTAGAGAACTAACTAAACAAAATAGAAATGTAGGGTTAGACGCACTGCCTTATAAACCTACTGCTTATGGTGAGTTCTTTAATTTTATGAATAAAGTTATTACTGGTAAAGCAACTGATGTTGCACCATTTAGAAAACTAGCAAAATTAGGAGCAGAAAAAACCCAAGTATCTAATTTTCAAACAAGAGGTTTACTAGGATTAGGCCAACAAGTAAGAATGTCTTTACCTAAACATATGCAGAGAGCATTTCAATTAAGACCTGAAGCTGTAGTTATGTGGTCACAATTAGATGAGAGTGTAAAAAATCTAGACAACATGATGAAGCTAGCATTTGTTGACCCTAAAACTAGAGGTAACCTTATGCGTCAAGCACTAGGTTCAGCATCACAATCACAATTAGACGAGATTGTGAATGCAACAAATCTTGAAATTGCAACTAGCCTTATAAAACAGAACCCTAATCTAAAGTTTGATATTGAGGAGATAGTAAAACAGCAAGCAAACTTTAACGCACAGATGGAAGAGCTAAGAAGTTTTTTTAGTGGTACAGCAGGTTCACTAGCATTTAATGGCACAAAAATTAAAAAAAGATATAAGACTTTAATTAAAGATGTAAAAGAATATTATGAGCGAGTTGGTATAAAAGATATCGATGATGGACAGTTAGAACGATATATCTTTGAAGCAGTTCCTACAATGCATTTGATGTCACAAGCATCAGGTACTTTTTCACTACTCATGGACCCACAAGATATTGTTCGTGCCTCTAAAGCACACCAACAACTTCTTGGACCGGAAGAAAGTTTAGTAAGAGCATTGGGGAAAAACGCAGGTTTTGTAAAAGATAAAGATTGGGTTAAACAATTTAAAATTCCTAGAAGAGCTACAGCTGAAGCAATGTCATTAAAACCACAAGGAGACATAGATTATGCTTTTAATTATATACAAAACAATTTCTTAAAACCATTATGGATGATGAGGTTAGCTTTGTTACTTCGTGTAGTTCCTGAAGAAGCATTAAGAACTGCTTATGGCGGAAAAGTCAATCCATTTACAAGTTTCTTTAAAAGATTATCTTTGACCTCCAATAAATATTACGAATTCTTTGATGTTGAGAGAGCTGATGAAGTAGCAAGAATACATGATAATCTTGGTGAGCTTGTTATGACAGTGCAAATGAAAGCTGACGATGTAGAGTTTATGAAGAATGTTATTGATGTAGATGATGTATCAACCTTAAATGCATTTGATTACAAACAAGCACAAAAACTAATGAAGCATTATGCTCTTGAAACTAACTATAAAGGTGAAGTTAGTGAGTATATGGTAAATGCAGCTGTAAATAATTTTGATATCAGACAAATTAAGTTTGCAGAACTAACTGAAAAAGCATTTGAAACTAAAACTAAAACAATAAAAGCAACCTCACAAGGTGCTATAAAAGGATACGATAAAGAAGTATACAATTCAATGGGTGAAGCACTAATCGAAAGTGGTGGTTTTACAACATCATTAGATGAAAGACAATTTATTGATTTAGGCTATAGAGGACCTGCTGAAGGAGATGTATTCGTATCTGCATATAAAGATAAAGAAATGGTTCTTGGTAATCTTGGAACTATAGAAGCAGAAGCTGCCAAAGTAAATCTTACTCCTGCAGCATACTTAGACACACAAATAGATAATCTATTTTTTGATGATGACACAGTTGGTTTATTAGCTAAAGATAAACATGCAGTAGGTGTTTATACAGATAAAGATGGAAACATAATGATAGATGTCTCTATTGGATTAAGTGGAGACAATTCAATGAGTAATGCTGTAATGATGGGTGTTAATGCATTTCAGGAAAGTATTTATGTGGCAAACAAACAAGCAGCTATAGACCAGGGATTTGAAAAACTATTAGCTACTGGAGATAACGAAGGTCTTATCTTTTTGCATAGAGTACAAGAAGGTAAAGGTGCAGCATCAATTAATTACGATAGTGTTATTAACAAACCTGTACTTGAAGCACTGTTCCCACATAACTTTGATGCATTGAAAGTAACTGTTGATGAAGTCAAAGGTGCAGCAAGAGGAACTCCAGGAGGAAACCTTTTTAACAATACACCTGAATACTTATCTTCTCTTGGTGAACAATCTGTTACAAATGCATTTAAAACAGGTCGTAAAGATTTAATAGAAAATATGTTTATTCAAGTAGATAAATATACACCTACCGGCAAAATAAACCCAAGATACTGGGAAGCATTATGGACAGAAGTAGAGATATTAGCGACAGACCCTATTGCTGTAAGAATTGCAGACCTTGGATTAGATGAAACATTTGCATACCTAAGAGGAGATGGAAAAGAACTGCTACAAGATTTAGTTGCTAGGAGTTTTAACGATGGAGATAAAACTTATTTAAAAAGTGATAGAGCCTTAAAAGAATATTTAGAAAGTGTTCAGTATAGAATTGCAAGACTTGTAGGTGCAGAACACAAAATTATAAATCCACAAACTGGTGTCGAGTTATCAGCAGAAGCAGCAAGACAAATAGATTTTAAAAGTGGATATAAAATATTTCCTAAGTTTGTAAGCGACTTATCTTCAGTCAACAACTCACAGATATTAGAAATGATTTCTAATGGTGGAGTTTATAAAAGAAAAGACTGGGTTAAGTGGAAGCAACATAACCAATTACTCAAAGGTAATTCAGCAAGACTTGGTGGTAAAAGTATTAAAGGTAAAGCTAATGAAGCATTTTATAGAGAACTAATAGAAGTATTAACTCCTGAAGTAGATAGAGCCGGACTAGGCCCACAATCATTGCCCGCTAAGTTTGATGGCACACAAAGAATAAGTGAAAGCGGAACTATGATTGCAGGTGATGACTTAGTTGCAGCAGGATTTTTTGATGACGCTAATTATTCAGGTGATAAACTATCAGTATTACAAAAGTTAGTAGATACAGGTTATGATGTATTGTTAGCTAAACCATCTAATCGTTTAAACAGAGACCCATTGTTTAGGTATTCTTTTTATGAAGAAGCTATAGAGTTAATGGCCTATATGGACGATGCTACTAGAGCAGAGTTTCTTAAAGGTGCAGAAGCATGGGTAGATGGAAATAAATTATGGGATAACTTAATTGAAGCTGCGAAACAACCTGCTGTCGAAAATACAGTTACTTCATTAGAACAAGCAGAAAATATATTAAAAGCAAAAGCTATGGAAACAGTAAAGACATTATTGTATTCAACTAATAATAGACATGTTGCTTCTGATTTGTTTAACAAGTACATACCATTCCCGGAAATATGGGCAGAGGTATTTCAATCATGGGGTAAATTAATTACAGAAAATCCACAGAAGTTTAATAAGACAAGAATAGCTATAGACAATGGTGAGACTGCAAAACCTTGGGATAGTGAAAATGGTTTCTTAGAAGAAGACCCAAGAACTGGCAAGATGATGTTTAACTATGTTGACGCATTAAACATATTGACATTCGGTATTGGTGGTAGAGCATTAAAAGCTGTAGCACAACAAGCAGCATTTGGTGAAAACATGGAAGAAGATGGTGTAAGACTTGCTATACCTGGATACGCTAGTGGTCTTAACTTAATTGCACAAAATGGTTTTGCTCCTGGATTTGGCCCTCTTGTCACAATACCTGCAAACTATATTGTAGAGAGATTACCTGTACCTAAAGTTATGCAAGATTTCTTTTTAGGTTCTTTCGGTAGAGGTAACCCTCTTGACCAAATGCCTGCTTGGTTAAAGAAGTTTTGGACAAATGAAGATACATACAGTGTCGAAAGACAACAGGCATTCGGTACAGCTGTTATGGATACTTACAGTGCTTTTGTTTTAGCAGGTAAAGTAGACCAAACTAGCCAAGTAAGTATTGATAAGTACATGGACAAATCATTTAAAAAAGCTAAAAGTTTGTTTATTTTTAGAGGAACTACACAGTTCTCATTGCCAACTGGTATACAACCAAGAGTAGAAGTAGAAGATAAAGAAGGAACTTGGTGGGCAACACAAGCACTAAAAGCAAAATACGATGAAATGTTATTGAAAAATGGATATGACTATATGCAAACCGATATAGACTTTGAAGAAAAGTTTGGTATCAATCCAATTCCATTAACACAATCTAAGAGTGAGACTATGGGCAAAAAACCTATAAAAGAACATTCTTACTTTTGGTGGAATGAAGGAGATAGAAAAGATTTATTAGAACCAGGTGCATTACCAAATACTGGTATTTATATACAACCGGATACAGTAGAAGATGAATTATATTATCCTGCGTTTTACGACATACAAACTAGGAATTTAAGCCCTAGAGAGTATCCGCAGTTTATGCAACAGTCACAAGCTATCTTTGAGTTAGAGAAAAAGAAAAAAGAAATTAGAGAGACTGAACCTCAGCGTAACTGGGATGATGCTTACAAAGAAGCTAAAGAGAAAATTCAAGAGGAATATGACATAGTTAATATTTATAACTTTGTTGGCAAACAACAGCGAGCAACTGTTGAAACTGTTATGGGTGAGTTAGCTAACTGGAAAGATTATCCACTTGCAAAGAATTCCCCGGAATATCCTTTTGTAGTACAATATCTACAAGAGCGAGATAATGTTATAGATGTTTTAATAAACAATGGTAGATATAGTTATACTAACATTAAAGGAGAAAAGTTATCTGTAAGGATATCAGGTTCTACTAGAACAAGTAAAAAACTTTATGGTGATAGTGATGATTACCTTAAAGCACAAGAGCTAATGAGGTTTATTTGGGCAGACATAATAGCTAAGTCTGATGGAACAAACTTTGCTAAACTTGCTAATGAAGTATTGTTTTATGAGATTAGCCCAGTGAACCCTAGAAATGTGAAGGACAATTAATGGACCCGGAAGAACAAGAAGAACAAAGTATATTAGACCTTGAAAATGAAGGTGGCGTTGAGGTTGTAGAGATATCCGACAGAGGTGTTGGTCAAATGACTATACCTGAAATTATTGATGACTACATGCAACAAGCTGTATACAAAATAGCCGAGACTAAAGTAGGAGAAAGACTTGGAAGCATAGACACTAAAACTACTTCATACAATCTTAATCAGTTGTTCCAGGATGAAAACCTAAGAAAATTTTTTACCGATGAAACTATAACTTTATACAACAAAGTATCAAGTGAGGCGGATGTAAATTCTTTAACTGCATTGTTATCATCAGCAGATAAAGACATAAGAAGTAATCCTAGTGTTGTAGATAGGCCTACTCCAGGTAAAGCTGCAGGTTCTACTACTTACTCATTCAATAGTAAAGTAAAATCAAATGCCTACAATGTTGATGAAATAGTTGATAGTGTAAACAGAACGCTTGAAAGCAGTGATTATAATGCTACTAGAGAAGCAGAGAAAAAAGCACAAGAGAGTTTAGATGTAGGAGATTACATTGGTGATGAGTATGGTACATACAGAAGCTCTCACCCTTATTGGGGTTACAAGACAGACAGAAGTGGAGACATACCTTCTACAGACCCATCAAAAGTTGATGTCGATGGCAACCCTGAAATGGTTCCCGCACCATTTGCTAAAGGTTCCGAGTATAGGAACTTTATAGATATGTCACCCCACGAGATATTCCAATTACAAAAAAGAATGGTTTTAGGGGGAATGGATGCACCTACTACAGCAGAGTATGGTCAATGGTCAGAAAGAGAAGCTAAGTTTATGTCTGCAGTATTTATTAGAGCTACAGATACAGGAAACTGGGAAGAAGATTTAGCTAATCAAGTTCCACTTTATGAAACAACATTAAGTGAACTAGAAGATATTTATACAGAAACATCAGAGTTTGCAGACTTGTATCAAAAAGGTTTATTCTTAGAGCAACAAGCTAAAGCAAACCCTGGACAGATAAAAGATATATTAGACCAAGTATCTGAGATACTAGGTATTAACTTTACTGATAACGATTATCTTGAATTTGCTAATGAAGTAAATAAAGGATTAGCAACATCTGCTTTATCTCAAAAAGAATATGAAGACAGTCTTATAACAGATAGGGATATAATACTAGGAACTAATGTAGGAGACTTTAACGCAACTCCACAAGGTAAATTTCCTTTATACTTACCAGGTAGTTCTTTACCATTAGTAGTTCCAGGCTATGATATTCTAAGACAAGAAAAAGGTGAGATACCTGAACCTTTAAATTCATTAGATGTTATTACAGAAAATTTAAAAGCTAGGTCTGACATACAAAGAGAGATGTCATCAGTTGAAGCATTAGATGCAATCAAGTATTCAACAAATTTATTTGAAGCATCAATGGGTCAAATAGAATTAGGAAATGGATAATGGAAGAAGATAATAATAATCAAGATGTATTCGGAGAACTAGATTGGTATAGAGGTAAGACCATAGAAGAAATGCGTAGTGACTTAATTTTATTAGCACAAGGTAAGTATTTTGATAATAACCAAGACTATGCAGCTTTTACTGATAATCCATATAATAAAGGACCTAAATTAGATGGTAATAAAAATGTATCTATTATTAGTGGTTTTGATTTAAATGACCAAGCACCCGAAGGACCTGGACCTGAAGAGTATGCAACTATGGATGATGAACAAATAGTATCTTCATACATAACTAGCATTAAAAAGTTTCCACCAATAGTTGAAATTAAAGACCAGGAAGCATTTGCTGACGCAATTTTACCTGCATTAGATAACATGAACAATGTTGCAGAATATTTTACAACAGGTGAAGGAACCAAAGATAGCCCAATGGGAAGCAAAATTAATTATGGCAATGGGATGCTTATAGCTACAGAGATGCAGACAGGTGCAATATTAGATTATGTTGATGAAGGTTTTAAAAATACAGGAGAGTTTTATGCTTGGTATTTGAATGACCTTGCAAATCTACAAGTAGTATTGCAACCAGGCCAAACACAAGCAGAAGACTTTAGTGTTGTAGATGAAGGTTTTTATGACGATAAAGTAGATGCTCCTAATACTAGATTTGAACAAAGGCCGGAAACACAGGCTGATGACAGCGTGTTTAAACAAGATGATAAAAGCCTTGTAGATAAAGGTAATCAGTTCTTTTCTGATTTACCAGTAGGCCCTATAACACAAAAGATAAGAGATGGCATACCTGTATTTGAAGATGCATTGTATGACAGTACAGTTGCACCTGCTAAAAGATACTTTGAATATTTGAAGATGATTACAGAAGTAGGACAAAGTACTGTAAAAAATATAGGCGGAGGTTTAGCTGAAACTGGTAAGTTAATTGCAGATACTCCAGGAGCAGTTGTAGATAAAGTACAAGAAGGTGTTGCAAATCTAAAAGAAACTGCAGAGAAAACACCATCTTTAATAGAAGTAATGCAAATGCTTAGAGATAAACCTGATACATTAGAAGGTATCCCTGAAAATGAGTAAATCTAAATACGAAATATTTCTTGAAAAAACAAATAAACAATGGGCAGAGGAAAAAGCTAAGAGACAGAAAGCAAAATAATCTATGGCAGAATATGGCAATAGAGAACTTGGAATTGTTCAAGACGCTTTACAAGAAATATATGAAGAGCTGAGTGGAGACGCATCAGTTTTTAGAGAAAATCTATTAAAAAACCTTATGCAAGGTACAGACACCGGCACAATGACAATTCATTATAATGCTATAGAAGATGCTTACCAATCTTTACAACAAAACTTTGGTAACTTGAATTTACAGACCATGGTTAATTATGCATTCGCAAATCTAGAAGTATTGGAAGAGATGGAACAGCTAGACAAGATGACCAACCCCGACCAAATGTGGACTGGATACTATGAAACAACAGAAGCAATAGAAGAAATAGCACAAGCATTAAATGAAGGTTTTGATTTTGAATTGGACACAAATCAAAGTGAATACGAGTTATTAAGAGAGATGCTCGAACAACTAGAAGGTAGCAATATAAAAGTTCAAGATGTTCCTCTGTCATTAGATTTACAAATGCGAGTTCTTGATGATATGAAATATTTTGAACTTGGTTCACTTCAGTCAGCTTTTCATTCAACAGAAGTTATGCGACCTTTTACTGTACAACTTATAGAAATATACAATCAAATAGAAGATTTACCGGAAGACTTAGTCTCTAATTTGTATGATGAAATAGCAAACAATTTAGGTCTTAAAGAAGGGCCTAATGATTATTTAAGAGCATACGACAATCCAAATAACAGCGAAGCTAAAGCTGTTAAGAATGTTATTAAATATTTTTTTGAGCAACTAGGAAGACAGCAAACCGGGTACATGGATTTTAGTTCTGTAGATAATATGATGTTAGATGGTGGGGTAAGCTATAGTCACATTGATAGTGCAGATAGTGTAGCTTCTTTTATAGGAGAACTTATGAGAGATAATATACAAATTTTTCTGCCTAATTCAAACGAACCTGTAGAGCTACTTAATAGTATCAGACCATTTGAAAGTGTAAGGGAACCATGGCCTCGACAAATAAGTGCAGGTTATATTAATGAATACAATAATATTATTGGAACAACTATTATTAAAAACCCTATACCTGGAAACTATACAACGATAGCTTTTAGCGAGATGAATAACTTACTTACTGGGGAACCTTTAACTGTTGGAGAGATAGCAAGAGAATTAGGCCTTCCTGAAAGATTACATACTATAGATTTACCATCCACACCTACAAATGTAGTAGATGATGCACCGCTAACAAGCAATCATTTCGGTGTTCCTGAAAGTGAATTTGATAAACCTATACCTATAGTAGAAGGAGATTTTGTACAAGCTACAACTCTTGAAGTTAAGGGTGGATTACACGCAAGACCTACTGGAAAATTAGGAAAAATTGCAAATAACAGCCCAGTAGATTTATTTTTAAAAACACCCAAGGGGTTTAAACCATTTAGTGTAGTGAGTTTATGGACACGAGGAGGTGATGCCAATGTAATTGAAGTATTTATTAAAGAAGGAGATGATGCAGATGAAGTTGTTAATTATCTTAAAAAAAATGAAGGTGTCTTATTTGATGCGGATGGTTTTTTTACAGGAACAGAGGCTGAAACAAGTTTTAAAGTAAAAGACACAACCCCAAATTCAGTAGATTTAGATGCAGTAATATCTCAGTCAGATGGTGTAGATAATCTAAACAAATCTAAAGAGATTATGCGAAAGAACCCTGGCATGTTTAGAAAAGTATTTAATGTATTAGAGAAGTTAGACATAGGCGACCAGGTAATAACTAAAGCAGTGGCTAAAGGTTTACCTGCAATAGGCCTAGGAGCAATGGCACCAGGAGTAGCAATAGCTTATGCAGCTTATGAGACAACAATATTACTTACAGATGCAGCACAAGCATACAATAAGATGCAGACAACTGATGAAGGTTTTTGGGAGAACTTTGGTGAGCTGTCTGATAAGTATTCAATAGCTTACAAAATAAGTAAACCTGTGTATGATATAATACTAGATAGCTTAAATGACGATTTAACAAAGGAAAAGGATGAAGAAATTAATTTTTCTTTTAATAGATAATGCTTACTAATCAATTTACATTTCAACCTGAAGAGATTATTGAGATAGATGGTGTTATCTATGCAGTATTTTTTGACACAGATGAAGCACTTGGTGACTTCCCTATACTTGCAAAAGTGGATAATCCTAACTTTTTATCAGAAGGTGTAGAACCAGTATCATATGATGCAACAACATTTGCAGCAAAATATGGATATGCATTTAGAGGACATGAAGATTTATTAGTAAGTGAAATACAACAAGGAGAAGAACAAGAACCATACAGAGGCGTGTTTGATGCGATTGAAAACCAGTTTGAAACAAAAGCAAAAAAAGATGGTATGAAGTGGTTACTTGATGTAGATGTACAAGCTGCATTTTTAGCAGCTAGTTTAACTGGAGTACCTGTATCAGAAGATGATTTAGCAGGTACAGCTTGGTATACAAGCTCAACTGCAAACGAAAGAAAGTTTATGTTGAAATATTATTCTGACCCTGATGGAGTGAAAAAAGACATGACTACAAACATTGCAAATATTACAAAAGGTATTATATCAAGAAACATGCAAGGACCAATTAATGACCTTGCAGAAGCATTGGCTGTAGCAGTAACTACATTTCAAATAGATGCAGATGAAGTAGATACCTTATTAGATTACATAGATGATGAAACATATCTAAATTTATTGGGAGGTAAAGACTTATTACCTGAAAGTTTACAACCATTTATAGGTAAATTTACTGGTGTAAATACAGGACAATCAACCGCTAAAGGATTTATTGTAGACACTTTAGGTATCAACGCATACGAAGCTATGAAACAAACAGGAGCATTTTATAAAATTGCTGCAAGAGTTAGAGCAGGAGATATAGAAGGCGTGAAGAATGAATTACAAATGCAACACGATACTTTGTATCCTATGTTCAAAGGTTCTAACTTTGGTACTTGGAATGGATACTATTCGAATAGAGCATCAAGACTTATTAATGCAACTACAGGTAATCAAATAGTAGAGCTAACACCTAATCAAAAAGATACAGTGAACGAAGCAATAATTGCAGCTAATGGTGATTACATGGAATTTGATAAACAAATTAGAAGTAAGTTTATTGATAGCCCAGGAGTTAAAAATCAATTCTTAAATGACCTGGCAGTAAGAATACCACAAGCCTATTCGGGAGTATTTGACTAATGACTAAAGAAGAAATACAAGCGTTACAAAGAGAACTAGGTGTTACTGCTGATGGAATTATTGGACCTATAACTAGAGCAGCAGCTAAAGCAGCGCAAGAAGCATCTCCATTTGAAGAAACAAAATATGATGACATCGTTGAAACTACAGGATTAGTAGTAGGGGTTGCAACTCCTACTGGAGTAGCCGCTACAAGTGCAGGCCTTGCAGAGTTAGAAAGTGCAGAAAGTAAAGCACTAGATATCATACAAAGTTTTCTTGACGAATTTGAAGGCGTAAATATATATGGTGACGATGATGATGATGATGACCCTAAGTTTGAAGAAGAGACACAAGCATATCAACCAACTAAAAGTGACGCAGCTGCTTTATATCCATACTTTCCTTCCAACATACTCGATGATTTAATTATGAAATGGACTGAAACAGGAAGTATTGATATAGCTCTAGCAACAGTTAGAGGTAGCGATGCTTTCGCTAAAGCATTTCCTGGTATTAGTAGAGAAGATGGTTCATTAAGAATGACAGAGATACAATACTTAGAACTTAAAGATGGTATGAAAGACCAACTTAGAAATTACAATTTAAATCCCGATGTATTTGCTAATGAAATAATAGAAGCAATAACAGGTGATGTAAATATAAAAGAGTTTACCGCTAGATTACAATTCGGATACGAGCAATTACTTAACAATAAAGAAGAAGTATTACAAGTTTTTAATGAACAGTATGGCTATGGACTAGATGAAACAGTTTTATTTGCTATGTTCATCAGCCCTGATATATCACAATCAGTATTAGAAAATCAAATATTAGTTTCACAGATACTTGCTGAAGCAGAAATCTCCACTACAGAAATAGGTTTGAGTACAGCAGAAAAGTTTGTACAAGCTAATATATCACAGCGAGATGCTGCACAAGTATTTTCTAGAACCGAAGAGTTATCAGGACTTGTAGGAGTAGGTTCTCGTAGAGGAGTATCTATAACTGAAGAAGATATAGCTACAGGATTAGCAGGTTTATCTTCACAAGAATTAGCATTAATCAGAAGAACACAAGCAACATCAGCGTCTGAAAGTTCTATACAAGCAGGTGCTGCAACTACACAAGCAGGACAAGTCACTGGATTAGTTGAAGAATAGATACTTGTTTAAACAGCTTGCATTCTTAAATTACATGATATAATAACTATTGACACTCTACTAAGGCCGGGTGGTTAAACTAGACCTAGGTTACGAAAACTGTCTTGATGCCTACATACAAGACATGCAAAATAAATAATATGTAGTAGAACCCAGTGCATTACATAGATGGCACTTGCTTAAATATTATTTATAGATAAAGGAGACAATACATGTCAGAAGAAATAACTAATGAGACTGAAGTTCAATCAGCTCCTGGAGATAAGAACTGGAAAGCAATTCGTGAAGAGAATAAAGCTCTGAAGGATGAGCTAGCACAGTATCAAGTCAAAGAGAGAGATGTACTTTTTCAAGAGATTGGATTAGACAGAACTAAAGGTATTGGTAAAGCAGCCGACCAAATGTACGAAGGCGATTTAGCTGCAGATGCATTAAAAGCATTTGTATCTGAAGAGTTCGGAGAAGAAGTATTTGGACAGCAAGACAGTTTTCGTGAGACAGTAAATGCAGGACAAGATAGATTAGACAATCTAGCTAGCCAAGCACAAGCTGTAAGTGCTAACACAAGTGTACAAGAACAGATAGCTGAAGCTCAACAATCAGGTCGAGTTAGAGACAGTATTGCTACAAAAATGAAAGCTCTAGAAGAGCTTGAAAAAAACAAGTAGCGTTTAGGAGAAAAGCTCCTAAACAGAATTAGGAGATTATTATGGGAGCAATAGGCTCACCCGACCCAATCTCGGTATCCGAGATTAATAACTTTACTGGGGAACTCTTTAAAGTTGGTGCAAGAAGAACACCTTTACTATCAATGGTTGGTGGTTTAAATGGTGGCAAACTTCTTAACTCTCCTGTTTTCCAAACCCAAAAAGTAGATACACCTACAGTCAACTCTTATACAGCAGTTGCCGAAGGTGGAACACCTGCTTACTTTGGTAGAAGCAGAAGTTCTGCAATAGACTGTGTGCAAATTTGGAACCAAGGTATTAAACTTACCTATTCCGCAATGGCATCAACAGGCTATTTGAACTCACAAGCTATGGAAAGTGGGACTAAGGCTTTTGAAGGACAAAACCCTATAAATGATGAAATGGCATTTCAGTTAGAAGAACTACTTAGCAAAATCGCAAGAGAAGTTGAGTACGAATTCTTTAATGCTACATTCAATGATGGAACAGATGGCAACCCAAGAGAGATGAGAGGTCTCGCTGAATGGGTAGCAACAGGAAATGGTTCATCAGCATTCGCACATGATGCATCCGGAGATGGCTCAGGGGCAGCACAAGGTCTTGACTTTGATGCTATTGCTGAAACATTGAAGTTGATGTATGATAATGGCGCACCAATGGCAAACCCTGTACTTTTCGCAAGACCAGGCTCAATCTTAGACTTGAACCAAAACCTTGTTAAAAGTGGTTCTAATCAAATGGCAATCTTGCCAAGAGATAGAAATGTTGCAGGCGTAAACATTGACACAATCATTACACCATTCGGAAATATTGGACTTGCAGTGAACGAATATGTTCCTGCTGACCAAGCATTCGTATTGGATATGTCTTACCTAGATGTTTGTTTCTTAAACATCCCAGGAAAAGGCGGAGTATTCGTAGAGGATACAGACAATGATGATGCAGCCGCAGTATCAAAGCGTGTCTACATGGAAATTGGTCTTGATAAAGGACCTGCCGAGTATCACGCAGTTATCAATGGCGTAAGCTAAAGATATATATTTGAAGATTAGGGTGGAATTCCACCTCCACCCTTTTCTTCTGTTAGAATAATAAAAAAAGATTTAGGAGATTAAATGCCAGTTGCAGGTAAAAGTTTATACAAAACAAAAGCGGTCACAATTGATATATCAGAAAGTGCTACAATAAGTACAGCAGTAGATACAAATGGATTGTTACTATCAGGAATTATTTTTCCTGCCGCTATGACAGGTGCAAACTTAACTTTTCAAGTAGCTTCTACTAATACAGCAGGAAACTTTAAAGCATTAAAGGAGACTGATGGAACAGATGTAACTTATACAATCACTGCCGATGCTCATGTTAGAATAGACCCTAGCGGATGGGCCGGAGTAGGTGCTATAAAAGTTATATCAGATGGTACAGAAGCAGCAGACAGAAAAATAAATTTAGTATTTCATTCAGCATAAGGAAGTAAGATGAGTACAAATATAAAGAACCTCATAGATAGGACTTATAGAGAGTACCTTGAACCTATGGAAGATATGGTTAGCTACACAGTTTTAAGTGGAGCTTTATCAGCTTCAAATACTTCAGTTGGTTTTAATGGAGACTTACTTTCTACAGAAGAAGAAGACGCTTTAGACGCAGGTACAATAATTGAAATAGGCCAAGAGCTTATGATTTGTACAGAACTAAATGTTGTTACAAACAGTATTACTGTAACTAGAGCAGCAAGAGGAACTACTGCAACGACACATAGTGCAGGAGATGTAATTAAAATTACTCCACAATTTCCTAGAGTAAATGTTTTTAATGCTATCAAGGACCAAATAGAAAATTTATATCCAACATTATATGCAGTAGAGACACAAACAATTTCTAGTGCAGTTGGTTATGTAGCTTTAGCAGGTGCTGATGATGATAGAATTGTCGCACCATTAAAAGCAGTATCACAATATCAAGAACTAGATGCAGGCAATCAAACCACTGTGCAGTTTAGAGGAGTTGCTATGGAACTTATAGATGTACCAACTACTGTGACTGCATCAGGTAAAGTTGTACAGTTTTCAGGTGTAAGTAATGGAGTAAATGTACACTGCACTTTTAAAAAGAAATTTGGAGAAGTAAAAGATTACGATAGTGATGGTGACGCAGAAGACACTACACTAGCAGAGATAGGTTTAGAGACAGAATACGAACCAATTATTATGGCCGGTGTTGCTGCACAAATGATAGCGGGTAAAGACATACCTACTTACACAGCAAATTATATTACAGACCAAATGTCTGCAACTAATTATCCGATTAACTCTTCTAGTAATATAAGAAATTCTTTATTGCAATATCAACAAGTACTTATAAATCAAGCAAGAAAAGATTTAAGAGCTAGATATCCGGAGCCTGTAAGTGTAAACAGCGTGGTATATCCTAGTGCCTAGAGTAGCAACAACCCTTAGTGTAAAAAATCCTAAGAGATTAGGATATGATATTCGCCTGGATTTAAACTTATACAGAACTGCTGTAGGCCCAGGAAGAGAAATGACAATACAGTCTTCTAATGTTGAAGACAACAATATTAATGTCAAACAAAACGCAGAAGACTTTACTTCTAACTTAGGTCGTATATACTCCAGGAATAATTTTAGTGGAGGACAAGGACTTGACACAGCACACAGGGCTGATGGAACTGCACAAGATACAACAAGATTTTGGGATAGCAAAGGCATAGATGTATTTCATGGAGATGATGAAACTTCTTATAACTTACATTTACTTCACACAACAGCAGCTGAAAGTATTAGTTTTAGTGGTACAAACAACTACTTAACACAAACAACTAATGGTGATTTGTTTGTTACAGACCAAAAAGTAATTTATAAATCTACAGATTTTGGTGTTACCTGGGCTGCAGTTACTACTGGAATAACAATAGATTATAACTTTACAGGAGCAGCAGCAGTTGGCGACCAAGTATATTTGACTACTGCAGATGGAACTTCTAACTCAGAACTTATAAAATATGATGGCTCTACTTGGACAGAGGAAGACACACACTACAACACTAATGGTGGACTTACAGGAGTATGGTTTTCTAAAGGACAGCTGTTTATATCTGCTGACGATGGAACAGTAGAAAAAGTATTTGCTGTTAGCCCATTTGAAAAAACTTGGTCATCATCAGATTTATCTAGTGGTTCAATAATTACATTTGAAGACAGTCATCATGTGTCACAAGTTGTAGATGCAGGAGCAGTTGTTTTAGTTGCCTCTACAAATGGTGATATATATTCTGTAAAAGATGTTGATGGAACTATGACATTAAAAGGACAGACAAATATACCCTTTGAAGAAGTGCATTGTATCGCAGCATCAGAAAGTATTATATTTTTTGGAACAAAAGAAAAAGCTAGAGATGTAGGTAGATTTTATCGTGCAGATTTAGTTGTTGCTAATGACTTATATGTTTTAGCTAACAGACAATTAATAAAAGAATGGGTCATAGCGGATATAGATACTACACCTAAACACATGTTTGTATCAAGGGATAGCGTGTATTGTGGAGTAAAAGAAAGCAACACAGAAAGTTATTTATGGAGATACTACTTACCTACTGCAGGATTTGCTAGAGATTTAGAGATAGGTGTTTCAGGATTTATTCTTGGAATAACACAATCTGATGGTAAGTTTGTAATATCAGTATCCGGTTCCGACATATACAGAGAGACATCTACCTACGAAAGTGAAGGTTATGTTTTAATGTCAGCAGCAGATTTTTATACAGCAGAACACAAACAATTTGTTGGTGCAGAAATATCTACATTCGACATGACAAATGATGTTAGTGCAGAATTGTTTTATTCTACAAAGTTTGAAGCATTAGATAATCCAACAGATACATCTTTTGTAAGAGCATTAACACAATCATCCGGTGTAGGAGATGAAGAAAAACAAATTGCAGAAGTAGCAAGATACATTATTGGCAAAGTAGTTTTAAAATCAGGTGATGGTACTGACACACCAAAAATTAAATCAGTACAGTTTCGTGCATTAGCAAGGCCTGAACTTGTAGTAGCACAGATACCTGTAAATATATCTGATAGAGTAGAAAGACCTAACAGAAAACCTATAAAGGTAAAAGGTTTAGGAGACACCATGTATGCTTCACTTAGAAATTTAGAAGGTACATCGGTGACACTAGAAATATTTAACCCTGGAGAGATTATAAAAGGTGTAGTAGAAAGAATTAGCTACCCTATACAAGCAGATACAGAAGTGGGAAGTGTTATGCAGTATGCTATAATAACTGTTCGAGGTACTAGACAACCAGTTATTTCTGATATAACATCAGTTATGACACCAGGTATATCAGCGTTTGGTATAATGAGGTATGGAGCATAATGGCCAATAGAGCAACACAAATTGTAAACTTTTACGAGAGTACACTTGCATCCAGTTTAATTGGAGCTAGCGGTACTGGAACAACACTTGCACAAGCACCAACAACAGATGGCGCTTCTTCTATAAGTGCAACATTAGGTGATGAAAACACTTGGTACTACTTAGTTGTATCACCGGATACTGCAGGTAGTCGTGAAGTAATAGTTGTCAAAGCAAGTTCGGGAACTACTATCACAAATGTTGGTAGAGATATAGAAGGTAGATACGCTTCTACTGCTTTACCGGAGCATACATCGGGAACGATTGTCAGAATGGCAGTTGTTGCAAGTCACATAGATGACCAAAACGATAGAGTTGCAGGTATATTAACAGAAGGTCAAGCAGCTATAGATGCTATTACAGCATCTTCTGCAACAGCTATGATAGATGGTGCTACTGATGGTACTGCTATTACAGTAGATGTTGCTGCAGATTACGCTTTAATTTATGATGCAACAGATAGCACAGCTAAAAAAGTTTATGTTAGTCAAGTTGCACCTCCTGTAGAAGTACATCCATTTTTAATTATGGGAGCATAACATGGGTATATTACTAATGCTCAAAGAAGGTGGAAGTCTAGGAATAGACACTATTGGAAATAAGCCAATAGATGAAGATATAGATTTACTACCTGATACCAGTGGTGGCGGTATTGAAATTGATAGACAGTTAATGTTATGGTCTGATAGTGGACTTGCATTACAATATCTTGATGTAGATACCTTGCTTTTGGTTGGTGCGTAGTATACTATAGAATATATTTAGGAGATAAAATATGGCAAACGCTTATAAAGTATTAGGACAAGTTGCAGATGCTTCGGCAAATGATGTAACTTTAATAGCAGACCAAAATGGAGAAACTATTGTTTCTACTATTGTTATATCAAACAGAGAAGCAGCAGCTAACACATTTAAACTTGCTGTAAGACCTGGTGGTGCAACATTAGCTAATGAACATTATCTAGCTTTCGATACAACTATTGATGCTAATGATAGTATTACATTGACACTTGGTATTACACTTGCAGATAATGACATCATTACTGTTGGTGCATCAGACAACCAAGTAAGTTTCAGTGCCTTTGGTACAGTAATTACATAGAAAGTTTTTAAATGAGTGTAAGTAAAATAAGTAACGCAGGACTTAATGGCGGAAAATTTTCGTCAATCCAAGCAGTAATTAAAAAACAAAAAGTTGATTGCGATTTTCTAGTTTTAGCTGGTGGTGGTTCAGCAGGTGGTGGAGGATTTACTGGCGGCGGTGGAGCTGGTGGTTATCGTACATCTTATAATAATGAAACATCAGGTGGAGGTGCGTCTGCAGAAAATCCTGTAAATGTAGTAACAAATAAACAATATACTTTAACTGTTGGAGCAGGTGGTGGTTTAGCAAGTGCTACGACTTCTGCATTTGGTGTCACATCAACTGTAAATGATAATACTGTTGGTGCAGACAGTGTGTTTGGACCAATTACTTCTGTTGCTGGTGGTTCGACTGGAGCTGGAACTAATACTGGTAACTATGGTGACCAAAAAGATGGTGGTTCAGGTGGAGGTTCAGGATATTACAGTCAAGCACTATCAGTTCCCGAAACAGGTCAAGGATTTACAGGTGGAGCTTATAATGTCAATAATATGGGTGGCGGCGGTGGAGCTGGTGAAGCTGGTAATACTGATAGTACAACTGAGGGAGGAGATGGATTAACTTCTGGCATATCTGGAGGAAATGTAATAAGAGGTGGTGGAGGTGGAGGTTCTGTATATTCATACAACCCTTCAAACTATGTTGCTCTAGGTGGCGGAGGTGGTGGCGGAAACTCTTATGTTCACAATAATGGAGCTGGACAAAGTGGTAGTGCAGGAACTGGTGGCGGTGGCGGTGCTGGTCCAAGTAATGGTGTTAACACAAGGTGGCGTGGTGGAGCTGGAGGCAGTGGTCGAGTTGTGTTAAGATTTCCAAATACTTTTGGATGTTCTGTATCTGATGGATTAACTTTTAGTCAGACATCAAGTGGAAATGATACAATTTTAAATTTTTCAGCGGGTACTGGTTCAGTTCAATTTACAAAACTTGGCACATAAAGGAGATACTTATGGGATATTATGCTTTTATAAACGAAAACAACGAAGTTGTTGAAGTCATAACTGGAAAAGATGAAACCAATAGTGATAGTAACAATGTAGATTTTACAGAAAATTGGGAAGAACATTATGAACAGTTTAGAGATAACTTAACTTGTAAAAGAACTTCATACAACACACATAGAAATACACATTTGTTAGGTGGAACACCATTTAGAGGAAATTTTGCTGGTAAAGGAATGACTTATGATGCAACAAATGATATTTTTATTCATCCAAAACCATACGAAAGCTGGGTGCTTGATGTTGCAACAGCTGGATGGAAAGCGCCTATTGATACACCAAGCGATACTAATGAAGATTTAGACACATCTTTGCCAATTAAAAATTATAGTTGGGATGAAGATAATGAAGCATGGGTTTTACATTCGACTTCAACTTGGGATGCTGATGCTGAACAATGGGGATTAGCTGAAGAAGTCTAATATTAATATAAAAAAGGTGGACAATGAAAAATAAAAAAATTCAATATATAACTTATGAAGAAGATTTTTTTGAATGTAAAGAGTATTTACCACAGAGTTTAAAAAATCATACCCCTCAATGGTTTAAAAATGTTGAACCTATTTATCAACAAGATAACATTGTTAAGCAGTTTTCAAAAAGAATATTAAATGTAAAAAGTTGTCCAAGTTTTATAGAAATATATAAAGAAGGCGTTGTATTGTTAGCTCCAACAGACATACACATTTCAACATCAGACATAGAAGATAAAGTTTGGTCTTGGAGAACACCAATAAGATATTTTACAAAGAGTGATATAGAAACAATAACATTTCATACAGATGAACAAATGAGAGCTTTCTTACCACCATCTTCTAAAACAAAAGTTGTATTTAAACTAAACCTTCCTTATTTTGTGCAAGTACCCAAAGGTTACAATGTAAGAGTATTACCAGTTCCTTATCAATACAACAATGACTTTACTATTTGTCCAGGAATATTAGATGCAAAAAATCAACCGCAAGTTAATATTTTATTTGAATACACAAGTGAAAAAAATGAAATACTAATTAAACAAGGAACTCCATTAGCTGTTCATATACCATATAAAGTTGAAAAGTTTGAAATTGATAATATATTTTATGATAAAAATTTACATAGAAAACTTAAACACGGAACTACTTTAAATAGCAAAGGTCGATTTCATAATTCTTTTTTAAGAAACATAAAAACATAATTAAAATTAATTCAAGTGTGATATAATCCGATAATGGATTTTATAATTGGATTTTTGCTAGGTTATTTTTTAAAAGAAATTAGTTCTTATCTTAAAAGAATAAGCAACTACGACCTAGATAGTAATGTAAATGAGGAATGGGACTGGCTCTCCCATGATGACTTACCATAATGTCTCATTCAGACAACTACACACAGAAAGAAATTATCGAAATGATATTTAAAAAGCTCGATGACATCGAGAAAAAGCTAGACACTAAATTAGACAAGTCAGAATTTTATAAAGTATTAACATTAGCAGTTGCTATAGGTGGAGTAGTCGCAGCAATCGTAATGTAATGTTGTTTAAACAAGCAGCAATAACCCTTGTATTGTTTATTCTTTTACCTTCTACTGTATTAGCAGAGGAAGTACCTAATGAAGTTACAGTTAATGAAGCGTTTGAGGATGATACATACGAAACAGGTTTAACTATTAGTGGTGGTAATCAAGCTGCATATATTTATTCAGCAGAACAAGGTTCTTATAACACAACAGGTTCTGCATTAGCAATAACAAGTGGTACTTATCTATTTGAATTTACTGAAGATGTTTATGAAGTAGGTTTTATGATAGGTGCAGTTAACAATGCGTACTCTGTTACTTGGAATTATGCAGACAATACAAGCGAAACAGAAAACAAATCTGGTCAAAGTACTTCTGATTTTGATAATATGTATGATGACTTTTATAAATCATTTACTGATTACAACAATGATGAAGCTAATACAGACAAATTTATAACTTCGTTTGCTGTAACGCTAACTGATATATCTTTATTAGATACCTTGTACTGGCAGTATATAGAGATACCTGTTACAACTACTACATCTAGTACCACAACATCTAGTACCACAACTACGACTACTACAACAACTGTACCTCCTAAGCCTGAACCGGAACCTGAACCTTACATACCACCACCGCCACCACCACCTACACCACAAGAGATTATTGTTGATGTAAAAGTAGAAGGTGTTGACAAGACTTATACACAAGCAGATGTCAATGATGGAACCATAGAGCGTGACCAGGAGCGTGTAGATAATGAAGCTGAGTTTGGTTGCTTTATGACTAATGCACAGATAGAGCGTGGTGATTGTGTAATCATAATAGAAGAGGTAGAAGTTTTTGAAGATGATATTATAGAAGAAGAGGTAATCAATGAAGAAATTAAAGAAGATGTGGAAGTCATCGTTCCTAAGAATGATGTTGATGTACTCGACCCACCTAAAGAGGAAGTTGTTGAAGATGCAATTGTGGAGTTTGAAGAACTCCCTATTGAGTTCGAGATTATTGAATTTGATTTGGAAGATATTGCACCCGAAATCGTGGTGGAAATACCAATACAAGATGAAGAACTAGAGGAGGTTGTAGATGAAGAAATTAAAGAGGATGTCAAGGAAGTTTTGGATGAGCCGATACAGGAAGTTGTTAGTGAAGATACGCCAACCACTACACTACCGAGAGTGGAAGAGGAAGAACCCTTAGAGCTTACTAAAGTAAAAGAGATTGTAATAGAAGAAGCTACTGTTGAAGAAGTCGTTGAAGTACTAGAACAAGTAAATGATATTGGTGTACAGAACCTAGACCAAGCTACAGAAGAAGTACAAGAGATAGTACAAGCTGTTGTTGAGGAAGCTATTGCAGATGTTGAAGAGCTTACTGAAGAACAGGTAGAAGTTGTCGCTGAAATCTTACAAGTAGAAGCAGAAGATGTAGCTATCATTGCTGAAGCAGTTAAAGACGATGAAGTCATAGCTGAAGCTGTAGAAGAGTATGTAGCTAGAGCAGTAGAGAACACAGATGTAGAGAATTACACCCTTGCTGATGTTGTTACAGAGGTACAGTTCGAGAACTTTATAGAAAATCCTATACAAACTTTTATAGATATAGACATACAAGAAATAAATCTTTCAGAGATAGGTGACGACATGACACAAGACCAACGAGAAAAAGCACAAGAAGTTGTAGTGCCAGTTATTCTGACTAGAATAGTATCTATGGCGGCTTTTGTATTTAGGAGAGGCAATGTTTAAACAAGTAGGCAACTGGATAATTAAAGTAATTAAGGAAACACTTAACCTTAGTTGGACTTTAGTTGGTTTAGTTATTGCCACATTAACACTTACTGGTTCTGCACAACAAGTGACAGGACTTGCTACACTAATTACACTAGCTATATGGTTATTAACTATTAGTTTTAGACAAGGAGATTAACATGGATTGTTGTGGTGGCGGCTGTTGTGGCGGCAAGTAAAGAAGATTTCTGTACTCCCAAGCAGAATAAAAATGGAACTTGGGTAACTATATGTAACTGCAAGTATGGTAGTTATATAACACACGAGGAGGCGTAATGAAATTACAAGTAGTAAGAACACAGTTTGGTAAAGATGCAACGAATGGTTTGCTCTTTATAGATGGTAAGTTTGAGTGCTATACACTGGAAGACCAGTATCAAGCAGTCAAAGTAATGCACGAAACTTGCATACCCGAAGGCGAATACGATATAAAGTTTAGAAAAACAGGTGGTTTTCACACAAGGTACTCAGCTAAATATGGCAACTCACATTATGGAATGTTGCACTTACAAGATGTGCCAGGGTTTACCTATATATTAATTCATGTGGGGAATACCGATGAAAGTACGAGTGGCTGTTTGGTTGTGGGTGAGACACAACAAGACTTAGACATATCCAAAGATGGATTTATCGGTTCAAGTTCAGTAGCGTACAAGAAAATGTATTCAAAAGTGGCAGGTCAATTACTACAAGGTAAGAAGGTAAGCATTGAGTATACAACTATACAACAACTCTTAAAGAAGGACTTAGATGACGCTAGTTTAACAGATGTTATTGTAGCTAAGGATGTTATGGAGAAATTAAATGAGATTAATGGTGGTGTCATAGCATTAAACGCTAAGATTAAAGGTAGAGTGATAAACTAATGTTTGAAAAATTTAAAAGAAAAAGAAAATCTGATGGGACATTCAAGAAGGATGTAGCGTGGACCCCTTGGAATGAAGCATGGAGTTACAAAATGAGCCAAGAATATAAAGATGTTCTTAGTAAAACTGTTTGGACTTTTGTTGAAGCATTCATATCTGCGTTAACTGTTGCACCATTAGTTGGTGTTGACGCTAATGCAGTACAACTCGCTGCCCTATCCGGTGGAGCTGCTGCACTTGTAGTAGTGAAAGAGTTTGCTAAAAAACAAATAGGACCAAAACCTACAAAAGCATCCAAGTAAATACATAGGTAATTCAATATCTGTTATATACTAAATGTAGTATATGAAAGGTGGAAACATGCCTAAGAAAAAAACATCTAAGAAAACAGCTATACCTGCAGAGAATGGTAATAACTTTTACAAAGCAGGGTGGCAACCTTCTATTGATATAGACCCTAACACAGGTAAGGGTGAACTTGTACATGTAGGAACCGACCCTAACTATGAGAATGACTTCGATAACATTCTAAAGAACTGGGGATTTGACCCAAAGATATACGAAATAGATGGCATCTTAAAGGTATCTTCCTGGAATGCACAGCTCAAAGGCGGTATCGTTGAAACCTTTCACGCATTCAAAGGAACTATACGCAGGAAATCAGCAACACATGACAAACATTATGACGCATTGTTTAAACAAGCAGTAAAGAAGCCGGCATTAACTAAACGAAATCTATTCGGTGGTGATACAGCCATGTTATTTATGATGAGTGACTGGCAACTCGGCAAGGATGACTATGGAGTTGAAGCTACAATAGCTAGATATGATGTAGCATTGCAGGATGCAGTCAAGCTACTAAAGAACTATCGTAAGATGGGGATGAAGATTGATGAAGTATTCTTAGTAGGAATGGGTGACCTTACAGAAGGATGTTCTAAGTTTTTCTATGACAGTCAACCCTTCAATGTTTCCCTAAATCTTTTGGAGCAATACTCACTAGCTAGAGCTATGATATACAAAACAGTAGAGACTTTCTTGCCACATGTAGATAAGATTACTTTGACTGGAGTGCCAGGGAACCATGGTGAAATGACCAGGAGTGGTAAAGGGCAAGTGCTTTCTAATAGATTAGACAACTCAGATACCATGCACCTACAGATAATGGATGAAATATTTTCGGCCAATAAAAAACGATACGAAAAAGTAGAGGTCATCATACCCGATGGTTATCATTTAAACATAGAGGTCAAGGGTAAGAAGGCCGCATTCACACATGGTCACATGACAAATGGTGGAGGTAATGCAGAGGCTAAGATAGAGGCCTGGTGGAAGGGTCAGATGTTTGGTTTCCTACCAACAGGTGAAGCAGAGATACTTATAACAGCTCACTACCATCACTTTCGTGCTAAGAACCAAGGAGATAGACACTGGTTTCAATGTCCATCCCTTGATAAGTCTATTGATTTTACACAGAGAAGTGGATTGTGGTCACACCCTGGAGTGCTTACTCTTTTAGTAAACGACAGAGGGCCTAGCTTTCCGGTCATTGTTTAAACAACCGGATATAAGCTAACGATTAAAAGGATATAAAGCTATCTCTTCTATAGGTACCAGTACTCCTTTACTTCTGTTACCATCACCACCATTAACATCTCTATCAGTGTTAATGTATTTCCTACCTATTTCTCTTAATGCAGATACTGGTATGGTGTAACACATGATGGGTTTATCATTGTCGTCTATTAAAAACAATGCCCACCACTCAGCTTTAGTAGCGGATATCCCACTAGGTTCGTACTTTAATTCATTGACAGGCCTGTACAGATACTCCACAAAATGGTTTTTAGACTTCTCCCAAATGTGTCTCTCTGATTTGACTTCTATATTGTCGTTACCCATGAACTTCTTATATAGGTTCTCCATTTCTTCACCTTGTTTAAGTTGTTCATAGAATTTTTTTCCTTCTATATCCCAGTCTTTATTTGCTTTTGTCATATTTCCTCCAACATTTATTGCTACTGTTCCAATGGTGACTACCATCGTTGTAATATAACCAACTTGCTACCTTTGTACTAAGTACAGGGTCAGTTCTTGGTCCAGTTATATTTAACTTAGGTGTCAACCAAATCCAAGTGAAGTCATTAAATTGCCACAACCCAATGTCTCTTGTGTTATTGGTGTTGCCATTCACTGCTTCACTTCGGCCACTGCTCTCACAGAATATAATCAACAAGGCCTCTGCTACATCTTCTTCTTTGAAGTGTTCTGTAACTAGAGGCTCCCATTGAATTACATGTTCTATCTTTGTTTCATTGTTTAAACAATGTATGTATTGCCTTATGCCTTCTTGTGTTTCTTGGATGGGTATTAGGCATAGGGGTAGAATGCTAGCGAAGAGACTGAACATTTCTCATCCTCTTCTGCTCTGCTTTCTTCATTGATAACTCAACAAGATAAGCTCCACATTCTTTGTCTGATTTCTCCATGGTTCTTTCATCCATCATCTTAATGATGGCACCACAGAAATAGTTTCCACTATTGTCATAGTAAATAGCCCTGTTGCCAGGGCATCTACCATTGACTTTGCATTTTGTATCGGGCATAGAAGGAACATCGAAATTGTGATTAGGATATTTCTCTTTTAACTTTGCCTTCAACTTATCTAGTGGGAACGATGGCTGTTCTAAAGCCATGTGCTAGGTACTTCCTTGTCTCCTTTGCCACCAATGTATCCACCCCATCCACATCCATTAGCTGCCGGTCTATACTTTGGGTCGTTCTTCTCGCACATAAAGTCGGGTAAGTTTTTAATACCACTACCTTCGGGTGCCTCTGCTTTCTTAACTCGCATGTCTGTTATGTCTTCTGTCTTACCACACTTAGGGCATGGTTTTAAACTACCACTATTGTCAGCTACTTCACCGAACACTTCCTCGACTGTATCGATTAATGCTTTTGGTGTAGCTGATTGGTACTGTACAAACAAGTCTAAGTACGCATCGAAGTCTTGCTCTGTCCACTTGCCAACATCTTTTTCTCTGTTGTCTTTTGTCCAGGCATCCCACGATTGTTTCTTAATTGCTTTCCTTGTCTCCTCTAAAGGTTCGTGAAAGGCAAGTGCTTCTCTTAGTCTGTTCAACATATCACTTGGGTCCTCATCTAAGAACTTATCACTTGGCTTTGTTATGTTGGGTGTTGCTGATTTTTGTGGGAACTTCTCTACACTTTTGTTAGCGTAGTGTTCTTCCTCTGTAACTTCGCCAGTCCACAAGTGAAGGCCAATACCATGTCGCATAGCTCCACGCTTTAGTGCATCCGACATACATAGCTTTAGTAACTCACCTTCGGTATTGTTATTGTTTACATCAACGCTATCGACATCACCGACTTCGTCATGTCGTACACCGAACAGTGTAAACTTAGTTACTACAGCTCTAATACTTCCTTCTTTATCTCTTACAATTTCTTTTAATTGATGGCTCCACTCACCATAAGCAACATCGTTAAGTCTCTTAGTGACTAGGTGATGCGGTACATAAGAACCGAACTTACCCTTGGGTGGTGCCTTTACTTCGTCTTTACTGAATGGCTTTGTTAAAGCCTTCTTAATTTTATCGTCCATTTATTTCCTCCATTATTTTGTATACTCTTGCCAAACTAATATCTAAGATACCTGCTATTTGCTTGACTGTAATGTCGTTGTTTAAACAATCAACGATGAACTGCTTGCGTGTCTTGTGCTTTTCTTCCAACATAATTTGCGCTCTGTTTATCTCTGATTGTATTCCTTTTAGTCTGTTAAGAACTATAGTACTTTGGTCTGTCATAAATTTATCACCTCTGCTTTCTCTACATTTGTACTTACAACTGTGCAACCAGGGATACTACCAATATATCCTTTAAGAAAATTTTCTCTTTGCTCTGCTGTTCTGTCTAGGCTTTCATCAATAAGAATTTCTATTGTTAAAAGTTTATTCTTCCTCTGCTTTTCCTGCGTCATCTTTTTCCTCTCCTATTAATTGTGTGTTGTATGCTATTGCAAACTGTTCTAATAGTGCATTAGCTTTTGTAGGGTTTGGTTTTTTTATATTCCCAAACATAATCTTGCTACCTCCACAAGCATTAGCTAATTCAATAGCCCAATTTTTTATACTTGCGGGGTCACGAAAATCGATACCATCGTTTGGCATACTGCCTCCTTAATTGTTTAGTGTTAGATACTTGCTGATACTTTGCTGTATAGTCTTATCATAAAGTGATTAGAACCTACATCTTTAAGCTCTCTCACCTTAGCTTGTGCCTCGAACAGGTCTTCAAACTCCCACTCATGGACACTGCTGTCAAATATGCTCACACTTTTTACAATGTATTTCATACTTATAGACTAACAGCTATTGAATATTAAACAACTATTTAAATAGCCCCATGTTCTTTTAGTATCGTCTGTATCTCTATGTTGCATTGTTCTATTTGTATCTCTAACGATACAAGTTTTTTATTTACCGCCAACTTTTCTCTAGTATGTACCAATGTTTTCACATCGTCATTGTCACCAGGGGCAATCAACTCATTGATTAAGTCAATTTCTTTTTGTATCATATTTTTCTCATCTTCTAATTTTTTTAATTCACTCATCTTCTATCTCTCCATTCATGGTGTAATCGTATGGGCTATAATTAAACAGTTTCCAAAAACTTTTATCGTATACCTTTCGTGCATATTTATAACCTATTCTTTTTGTAACTGTATCTCTGTTGTCTGTTAGCTCCATCGCATCTAGCGAAAAGTAAAACAGTTTGTAATATAATTTTTCACTCATCTGATACCTCCTTATACTTTATCTCTATACCTTCTTCAAGCTCTAGTACGAACCCTTGGTCGTTAGTACCTACAACTTTAAAGTGTTGTAAGACTGTTGGCTCTGTTAACTCTTCCTCGGTCTGCTTTCTAATTGCTTCGTCTCTACTGTCGTACATAATCCATTTGATATCGCTATTTTTAAATTCGACTATGTCAAACTTAGAACATATAGATATTTCTTTTGGCTCTCTCATTCTCTCTCCTTCTTTATCTACTTGCTATATACATAGCCAATAGTACAAAAACTACTGGTGCTGATATTCCTATAGCAATAACTTGTGTTGTCAACTCCATTATTTCTCCTTGTTTAAACAGTCGGTACTAAATGTACCAACTGTTATCACCATCACTATCGTCTGCATCGAGAACTGATATGGATAGTATCTCCTCATCAATTTGCTTTGCGTCATTCTCATTCGCCCACATTGACATAAATCGAGAAGGCTCATTGTTTGCATCTTGTCTGCAATCATATAACTCATTCTCTTTCAATGGGTAGTCATACTTATAGGTAACAACCTTGGTTACCTTAAAGAACACTTGGTCTTGTGGCGTTGTAGGTGTATCTACTTGTTCTCCCATACTTTGCTCCTTTTATTTCTTTACTATTAACTACAGCATCCCACTTCTTGGTAGCTGTGTCTCCATCAACTGAACCAATCTCTCTAGCTTTCTCAATAGCTTTGATAAGACTGTCAAATGCATTAGGATGTATCATCACTAATGTATTTCTTTCGTTTGTTGGGTTTGTCTCTATCTCTAACCAAACACTGAACTCATTCAATGTATAGGTACTGTCTTTGCCTATTTCTATTAGGCCATTATTAGTTTCATATTGCTTTGGCATTACGCCTCCTTATCTTTTCTTACTTGTTTAAACAGCCATGTGGGTAGGCTGAACAACCATACCTACCCTATGGCTTTCCCTGTTGGGTTAATTATAGAACAGGAAGTCTTGGTCCTGTTGCTGATATGTAGTACCATACTCATTAATATGCGTGTCGAAGTGTGCGTTAGGATGTTTCTCTGCAATAGGTAGAAGCTCTCCTTCTTCACCTTCAACGCTCCAACCACATTCGTTTAGTCGAATGTTGTGCATATTGTCTGCACCATTACCGGTGTAGTCTGATATCTTTTGTACTGCTTCTTCTTCGCTGTCTGCTGAAACATATGCTTCGCTTTCTTGCGTATACTTTAAGTAATATAGTTTCATTATTTTCCCTCCAATTCTCTAACTAATCTGTGCAATTTATTTGTGTAATCTGCAATTCTAAAACGAACAAACTCATCAATCGTTTTGTCTTTGAACGCTTTAGATTTTTCTTTGTCGCTACTCCATTCATTACAAATGTTAATTGCTTTTAACAATTCTCTTAGCTCTTCTTTTATGTCTTCCATTATTCCTCCTCTTCTGTATCTTGAATGAACCCAACTTTGTTTCCATTCAAGTCGTACAATTTTATATAGTCATTAGTTTTTAATTTCGGTAGATATTTTTTTAATATTCTTTCAACTTCAAATATCCTATCGTCACCGAATGTTTCGTTATCTGTTTCTATTTCTATATTAATAATCATTATTCCTCCTCCTGTATTACTGTTATAGCATGCTCTAAACCATCTATATATCCTTCGTCCCAGTAAATATCTTTAGCTTCCATTAAAGATTTGTCTATCTCTAATTCTGCTTTTACCATTTCGATTACTTTTTTTAATCGTTTTATTTTATCGTTTGTCATTGTGTCCTACTTTCTTTGTGTCTCTGCTGTCTGTTTAAACAGCAAGCAATCTACATAAGACTTTTTATACAGGGCAATGTATCTTTTGCCTCACATAAATTGCTTGCTATCTACACCCAGTAGCCTACAAGGATAAAGGAAAGGTGGATGAATAAACCACCCATAAGTACTCCTCATAGGCTACAAGCTGTCAACCCTCGACACTAAAAGGGCGTAAGCTCATCGTCTTTGGTCTCTCGGTCCATGGCTAACCATTCTAGAACATCTTCTCTCTCTGCTCTAGTTAGGTCATTCCACTGTACAATTTCGTGATTGTACTCGCTACCGCCTTCGCCTTCTATGCCACTGTGTCTCATATTTACTGGCATGTTGTCTTGGTTAAGGAACTGTGGCTTGAAATGTTCTGCTTTGCATGCCACTGGGTTAGGCCATCTATACTCTGTATTGATACCTAACTTACCTTGTAATTTAGTCCATTTGTTTATAGCTGAAGACGCACTGTCTGCGGTTACCTTGAACGCGTCATGGTATCCGCTGAAGTTATCTCTAGCTGTTATAATATATGCTTGCATATATCTCCTCTCTGTTTGTGTCTTGATAAATATAATCGATAGCTCGCTGTTTAAACAACAAGCTATCTATATACTTACTTGTAATCTTTTCTAAGATTTTCCGGTAACTCTACAACAGTACTGGAACCGCAAGCCATGCATCTAAAGTTGTCGCCAACTTTTCTGTAGACTGCTATAGATACTCTTGCAATCAATCCCCAACCTTGGGCAATTGATTTGTCTGATGAACCTGGGCAACTCTCTGCTCCTGTGCATCGTACTGCAACTGTAGTCGAACCCTTACCGATTTTATCTTCTAACATTTTTGAATGTGGAAGATATCCTAAGCTCTCAATGAAGTCTTTGACTAACAATGTGAACCCTGGGCCTGCAACAGTAGCTGTTGGTTTACCCTCGGCACCTAGATAATTCTTGATTATTCTAGCGAACTTAGGGCCATGGCCTGTCTTGGGTGGTAAGACTGCGTGTGTAACTTCGTGGGCTACAACTTGTGCTGTCTCGATACATTCGACTAGGTTACTGGCTCCGAGTGTAGGCTTGATGAAGATTTCTCTATAGTTTCCTGTAGAGTGGCCTTCATAGTGGCATACACCGATAGCGTTACCCATCTTGTTACCTGTAGGCATGAACCCCATAGATAATTTAATATTTTCTCTAGGTACTACTGGAACATATTCCTCTTTTATTTTATTGTAAAAGAAGTCGGCTACATCGTTGAGCCATTCCTCGCGTGTGCCTTGATATACTTTGTTACCTGTTGGGTTTTCTGCCAACAATTGTTTTTGTGTATTCATGTGTCTCCTCTATTGTGTCTTACAATAATAGCGGGCATAGGATATATGCCAACTCCTATTGAATAGCTTGATATAGCTATCATAAAACGCACTGTTTAAACAATGCGTTCTAGATAGTTATTCGGCTGTAAGTAATGGGCCACCGATACCTAAACAATAAGGCTCGTTAGATATTAGGCTTTCATTAACTCGCATGATTTCGATTAGTCGGTTAACAGAATGAAAGTTAGCATCTTCCAATGCAATTTGTAAAATGTCTAGAATGTCTGAACCATCCCATTTTGCATTAATACTTATTGCTTTAGCTAATGCTTTTTTTTCTTCTATTGTCATAGTGTCTCCTTTATCTATTGGTATAAATACCATAAAGCCTTGTTTAAACAGCAAGGCTCTAGCTATCTATATTTGATATTCTCTTTCGGCATCTAACATATGTTGCGTAACTTTGGTTACATATCTTGTATAAACTCGGCTAGCGTCTCGTCCACTCCATGGGCCTTCTAGTATTGTTACATTGATAGTTTTTGCATTAACTTTCGTAACTCTACAATTATAAGAACCATCTTTGAATTTAACTCTAACAAGGTCTAATTCATTGAATGTTTTAACATCTTCCCTAGCGTTTCTATCCCACTGTAATTTCATCGCATCCCAAACAATTTTTAAATCGTCATTGTCTGTAATTCTACGAATATCGTCAATTATTCCAGTTAAATCGTCGCCAGTATTTGCTAAGTTATTCATATATTCTCCTTTATGTTGTGCTAATTAATAGCTTGTAACACACAGATTAACTAAAACGAGAGAACAATTATGTACTCTGCTCTATGTGCTACAAGCTACCAATTAAGGTAGCTAATAAAGGTTTTAGCTAAGAATGCGGGGTGCTAGTAATTGTATAAGGTCTCCCATTCCCCAATTAATCTCTTAGTGGGGCTTTTTTCGCTTATGAGGTCGTTTTATGCTTTTCGGGCCAATCTCGGTGGTCTGAGCCGGATAAAACTCCTTATCGTTAAGAGTGTCTAGGTGTCTCCGGTGGGCTTGCTTGGTGGTATTTCT